CGCCAACCACACCCGACTCTATCCTTACAGCATTTCTAAGCTGCGAACCCTTTTGCTGAACTAAAGCGTCGAGGTTCGACCCGAATTGCTTTACGAACGCAGTTGTAATGTTAGCCATTTAATCCTCCATGTTTAAGTTAATTACCAACATCCTTCTTAGTTATCAGCTATGCTGGCTTTAAAGGATTAAACTTGGGCCTCTTAGAGGTTATCCACTACAATACTTTCGTATCAGGGGGCTATTCTGCCTTTTCCGGATACGCAAGCGCGTGTAAATCAGCCATCTTCTGAACCATTAAAGCGTGTTCAGGATGCTGCTTATCAGCGTGATATGGGTTTTTCATATCGCCTTGAATCTGTGCTATCTCTTTCTTAGCTTCATCGGGTGTCTTTGTGAAACTCGCGGAAGGTATCCCTTTAAGCGCGTCTTCTGAAAGCTTTGAGCCTACAAACGACAGAAACTTAATCATCTGCGGTTCTTGGTGTAAGCCTTCGGCAATAAGCCAGTTCCTAAACTCATCGTTTCCATAAGTATTTACAATCTTATCGCCTTGCGCCTTCTTCTCATCGAAAGACTTTCCCCATTCCTTGCGGAGTTCTGTTTCAGCTGCAAATCGTCCTTTCTCATTATCTTCACCAAACTTGCTGAACTTCGCAAATTCGCCTCCCATAAAATGCTCAAATAAGCCATTTATCTGATGAGGCAGAAGTCCTAAATCATGTGCTTTGGTTAGTAAGCCTTTAACCTCTTCGGCATCAACTTCCGGATAGCCGTCAGGTCGTTTAAGTTCAGGGAGTTTATATCCATCAGAGTTCTCTGGCCTGCCTAATCGTGAGTAAATAGTTGCCCATTCTTCCGGTGTAGCTTTGGACATATCCTTTGGAAGAGGGAGTTTATCCATGCCTACAAGCTTTTGTATCTCAACATACGACTTTGCTAAATCCCCGGCATTAGTAAACTTCTCTAATGATGGGTTATTTCTCATGCCTTCATCTATGCCTTGTTTCCAATCTCCACTCTTTGATGCGGCAAGTTCTCCTTCTAATCGTGTAAATCCCTGCTCATGTGTTTCGCCTTCATTTAGAGCAAATCCCTTATTATTGAAAGGGAACTCCCGTCTTGCATGGGCTAAAGTTACCCTTCTCAGGGCTTTAGTTATCCACATATTCAACCTCCATATTTGCGGCGCTGGTATCTACCATACGCTCGGTTTAGCCCAGAACCTCTTTTGGGCAATTTAGAACTTCCATACTTTGCCTTATGTCTTTTTCTTCGTTGCGCGTTTGTTCTCGGTTTACCCATTCTTCTCTGGCCGTCTTGCATTATTTCTTTCTCCCATACTTTGAGTACAAGTAACCTTTGTAGGCTCGCTCGGCAGAGGCCCTTGACTTATAACGAGCTTTTCCACTTCCAATATGCCAATATTTACCTCGTTTCAGAACCGGCATCCTTATCCTCCTTGATAGTGGATAAATCACTCATACTCTCAATATCTAATACCACGCTTCGTGTCCCCTCATTGAAAGCCATCTGCAAGCCTGTAAGGTCGGAATATAAGGTTGTGTCATTATAAAAGCATCTCTTCTTTAAGTCTGCTAATACTTTCTTACCGTCATCGGTCTCGAAGCACTTTTTATACGAGGTTTTTAGGGCTTTTAACTGATTCAGTTCGTCGGACATTTTTTCCTCCAAAGCATCCATTTTTACGAGGCGGAAACTTGCCTCTTACTCCGTGTCTTGTTTTTGAAGCGGGCTTCATCATCATTTCGCCTCCGGTTCTGCGTTCTTCTTAGCTTGTGAGGCGTCCTTCATAGCTCCAGCACCTGTCTTCGCCGCTTCAAGTTCCGCCTGCATTTGCTGCATCTCTTCCCTGCCTTCTCTTATTTCTTTAATCGTATTGTCATCATTTATAAAATCAGGCGATAAGTTGTAAAGGTCGGCTATTTGGTCAACCACTTTATCACCGTTTATTTTGTCTAAAACATACGGGAGCATCCCTGCTATATTGCCTATCACTGTCATAGCGTTATTGATTGACTTCATCTCCTCAAATCTCTGCGCCCTTGCTAAAGGTGAGGTGTATTCAACGACATAATCTTTACCAGCTATTGACTCCGGTGGCGGAGGAATATGCCCGCCTCTTATGAGTATATTAAGTGTTCGCGTGATTATTGGGTCTAACAATTCACTCATCAACCTGCCTAAAGTGGGAGCTAAGATTAACATCTTCTCTTCAACTCTCTGCATAACCTCGGTAGCGGTCATTCTCTCTTTTTGGGCGAGTAGTAAGAATAGGTCAACAAAGAAGTTCTGCTTAATGATAGTCCTTCGCCTATCCTCCATCTCAAGGCCTACGGGGATGTCCACGCCTGTGATTATAGGCGTGATGTTATCCTTCGGGTCCTTCGATGTCCTGTAATTAACGGCCCTCGGTTTCCACTTTATCGGAAGCATATATCCGCCATGAGGAACTGAAAGCGGAGGGTCTATCTTAATCTGCGCGGCTCTTATTATCGTTTCATCCATCTTATTTAACTGAAGAATGTCTGGAAGGCTCACCATCCCCGGACTTGAGCCATAAGGATCGTCATTGTGCTTATTAAATCTCGGCACGAAGAAAGGAAACTCTAAATATCCACCCTCTGAAATTAACTGTTTCTTCTCCCTCTCCACATAGTAAGAAGCGTAAGGCATATTCTGCGCATCATCTGTGCCTGCTGTCCTTTCATATCGGGGTGTAACACATTGGATAAACTCTATCTTCTTCTGCTCGTTCTTATTGTCTAACGCTTTCTTAACCGCCTCGCCTGCTTTATCGCCCCATTTTAACTGCGCCTGCCTTGCGGTGAGCTTAAATCTGCGATAAACTGTGATAACCCTTCCCCTGTCGTCCTCTTCTATGAATATGTCCCCTATCGGCCATGAGAAGAAACGCACTATATCAGTGGGGTCTTCTTCTTCGTATAATCCGCTTGTCCCGAAGATACCTAAGTCAAGATAGGTTTCGTGTATCATCTGGGCGAAATTGGAAGAGTTTAACACATCATATATCTTATCTTCGGCCTCTTTAAGCCACATCTTGACACTCTGGTCATCCATGAACTTGCGGTCTTGCGTCTTTAATACAAACCACTTGGATGCCGGATTAGTTAAATATGAATGAAGCCCTGCGGCTAAGACTAAAGAAGATTGGATTGCTGTGGAGTCATAGACATCAAAGGCGTATTTCTCGCCTGCATGCCTTTCTTTCGTGATGTAAGCTTTCCTCGGAATACAGTACTTAGCAAGCTTCTGCCATAAAGAGTGATAGTTACTTCTGTCCGAGTCTAACTTGTCAAAGTTCTTAATAATCGCTTCGGCTGATATTTTTTCCGGCATATTCACTCCTTACAAGTTTTTAATAAAATGGCTCTCAAGTAGTTTAAATCCCTCTCTCTGATAAAAATCACTCATCTTGCTATATTGAAGATTGCCTAAACATACCATTAAGATTTGTGTCACTCCCCATTCTTTGCACTTCTTCTCAAGCTCCCTTAAAAGCTTAATCCCGTATTTGCGGTATTCTTTGGATATGAACCAAATTAGTTCCTCAAATACCTTATCCGTAGAAACCATCCCAGAGGTGATACATCCGCCGAGGCAACCTATTACTTTGCCATCCTTCTCCATGATTAAGCTATGTTCAATGTTTGAACGCATGACATAACGAGCCTTGTTTTCATCACAGAAAAGTCCATATTCGTCCAAGCCCTCTTTGGTGAACTCTTTAATAAGTGCAAGCCCATTCTCAATATCACTCTGTCTGGCCATGCGGATGGTTATCATTTCTTAATACCTCTTCCATAGCGGTATATTTTTGTCTCCATTTTGAATAACCAAGATTTAAGGGGCTATAATGATTAACAGATATAAAATTTTCCCAACCATATAATTTGAGATAACAAGCAAATTCATTCATAAATCACTCCCCGAGTAAAGTTTTTTTAGCTCCCGGCGCTTCAGTCTCAAGTCCACGCGGCCCGGTCAATATAGTCTTGGTAATCCTGCTACGCCTCTTACGAACCTCTTCCCTTGCGATAGCTTCAGGGTCTTTCCTTGTAGGCGCCGAAGGTAAAGGTTGCAATTTAGTTTTAGATGATTTGAACCATGACATAAGATCCTCCTTAGACTTCCGTTTCCCTCGGTAAATTTGGATTAAGTTTCTGCCTGAAAACCTTGTCTATATAATACATAGCCATCATTAAAGCGTCAGCCCTGTCCGGCGATTTCACTCCGTCTTTCTTCATCTCGTCTTTAGAAACAATACATTTCTTGCCGTTAGACTTAAACTTATACCTGAGAGACATCAGTTGTTCTTGGAGCGGCCTATCAGCCATAAGCTTGATATACTGCTTAATGAATATATCTTTAAGCTTAAAAAATCCCTCGGAGCGCTTGTCCGCATACAGTACATTATCAGGCCTTTCATTGCCAATAAAAGCCTCTACCGGCTCTCTAAGCTCTCTTAATCTATCAGTTACCCCTCCGCCCATTCCGACATCATCTATCACAACAATGTCCGGCTGCAAAGTCCGTTTCAAATCCAAGATTTTACCGCACACCTGCATTAAGTCCTTATTCTTCCAACTCTCCTGAAGTATCTGCTCCCAAGCAAAGATGTTCTTTGATTTAATAGCGGTGAATACTGTTTCATCCTCGCCAAACCTCGCCACATCCACAGCTAAAATAATCCTCTGCGTTCCCTCATCAAGAAACTGTCGCTTAGGGGCTTCGTAAATGTCATCAGTAGAAAGTAATACATCATCACCCTTTTTAAGCGGCTGCCCTAACCAGATATGATTATAATCATCTTCGCATAGTTCTTTGCACACATTGGCTTCTTCTATCATAGCTTCAGGGCAAAAGGGGTTCTCGTGATAGTCAATATGGATGTGAAGGCAGTTCTTACGCCCTGCCATAGCGACATATACAGGGTCATGCTCAATGTGCCTATTCATTGACCAGATTATCTTTGAATTCTCTTTACGGATAGTAGGTAGGATAATATCAAGAGTCTGCTTACTGATTGCCTGCGCTTCTTCTACCCAAAGTATGTCAACGCCTTCTAAACCTTTAATGTTCATAGCCCCTTGTTGTCTGAAGCCCCTGAAGCGTATGGCTGATTTGGTTTCTCTATCGTCTATCTTAGTAGCAGACACATTAAAGTTAAGATTGTGAATCCTTATAAGGTCGGCAAAGATTGTATATACGCTCTCATCAATCGTTAGTTGCGTCTCTCTTCCTCCCACTACTCTAATTTGTTTTTGCTCGCATAAATAGAGCAAAAATCGGGTTATAGACTGTGATTTTCCCGACGCTCTTCCTCCCTCGATTAAAAAATATCTATAGTCATTGAATTGGGTTATTAACGGAAGTAATTTAGAGGGAATATCTAATATTTTAGGTA